GCATTCAATCCGGGGAGCAACTCTTTCAGTAGTTGTGCGCGTGAAATAGCCATTTATAGCTCCTTAATTAAACTGCAGTAGCAGAGTAGTAACCGTGATAACCGAAGTTAAATTTCACGAGAACCTCTGGGTACTGTGTGAACACCAATGTTGAGCTTGCTGCAAATGCTGTTGTTGGTGCTGCATTGAGAACAACCGTAGTAGCGTTAGCAGCGGCAGCTGTAGCGACATACGAACCACTCTGGATAATCTGACCAGATGAATCTAAAGAACCAACATCAGTACCAACTACCAACGCAGCGGCGGTAGAAGAAGCCAACGTTACAGTTGCTGTAGAAATACTAGAGTAAACGCCAGTACCTAAATTAACTGCTGTATCACGAACAATATCAACAATGCGGAAAGGCAGTGTAGCTGTATTGAGTGAAGATGGAACCAAGATTGAGTTAGCAGAGTCACCAGTGTTTGTGTTGCCAGAAACAGTAGTAATACCACCAACGTTAGAGCCAACCATTACTTGTGCTGCAGAACCAATAGTAGAACCAGAGGTACACATAACAGCTTTAATAACGAGGTCTGGATCATCAGAAACAATAGCTGTAATATCGCCAGCATTAATATTGCCAGGATAGTACTGTGACCAAAGACGCTGTTTTGTAGTTGCGCTTGTGTAATAACAGCCCAAAAACACACCAGTAACTTGGTTAGCAGTTGTTGCCGATGCGATTGATGCACGGGTTACAAATCCGTTTACTTCTTTAATTGCGTCGCCGTAAAAAATTGGGGTAGAATAGCCATACTGAATCTGCAAATTTCTTGTAGATCCAGCAAAGACCTGACCACCAATTAAATTAAGCGGCTTGTACCCATAAGGGGCATTTACTGTAGGATAAGCCATTTAAAACTCCTAATTTATTTAATTGCCTTTACCAAAGGTAGTCGAGGATTTGTTCTCTTTAAAGAGCGGCATCCGCGCATCGCTTTGGCGCATTAAATTATTATCTACAGCTTCCGATTGAGATTGTGTAAGCCTTGCGTAATGTGCGTCGCGCTGCTGTGAAAACTCAACTGGGGTTTTGCAGAGTAATAATCCGCCAATCTCAACGTTGTCTTTAAAACGACTGTTGGGATCAACTAACAGTTTAAATTTGGGTTGTTCTTCAATGCGTACTGGTTCCCAACCTTCTCTTATTTTGGAAGAGATATTGCGTGGGTCAGCTTGATTAAGCATTGAAACACGAATCCAACGATATGCATACCCAGCCTCTTTGTCTGGCTCAGGGAGTAATTCGGGGGGCATCCACTGTTTAGGACGTTCCTCTAATACACGGGTATCTAATTCACGAGTAATTCTGCTGTTAGCCATTATTGGGCCTCCAATTTGTTAAGTTCACGGGCATACTGCTCTGGGGTTAAACCAAGCTTTTTAGCAATCGCTTGCGCTGAGGTTGTTAGTCGTACTTGTTTGGAAGATGTACTACGCGTTGCAGGCGCAACAACTACTTTTGGCTTAGCTTTCGTAATAGGCTTTTGGACCTCTTCTTTGCTCTCTGCCTCGTCTTCTAGAGTACTAAAGTACTCAGGAAACTTATCCCGCATAGTTTTGTCTATGCGTTTGAAGTATTGGTCGGTACCAACAATGTTTTGTCCGTACTCGTCTAACAATTCTTCATGCACACCAACCGCAAAACTAGACATGGCTTTTTTGGCGCCATACCAAGGATTGTTGTCCAGCCATTCTTGAGTTTTAGGCTCAATTTTTGGCCTAGTGTTTTGCACTGGCTCTATTGTTGCATCATTTTCAAACTCTTGTAAAGCACTAGGTTTAAAGTTTCTTGCCTGTTGCGTTTTATAAGAGGCTTCATTGAGTTTAGTCTGGGCTTCTACGATTAAACCTGAATCCCCGCTCTCCAAAGCATCCTTGTACTCCCGTTGCGCATTCTGCAGTTCTAAATTAGCAGAACTTTGTACGGTTTCAATATAGGACTTTTCACCTGTAGATAGAGTTGCACGAAGCCTTTTGTTCTCTTCGAGGGCTTTTTTAGCTAAATTAATAGCTTCTTGCTGTTCTCTGAGGGCTGCTTCTTTAGCTCTACGCTCATCATTCCACACCTTTTTATACTGTGCAAGGCGTTCTTTTTGGGCTTTTGGGTCTAATTCTTCTTCAGAATCGTCTACTTTTTCCAGTTTTTCCACAATTTCTTTGGGCATTGGGTCCCTATTGCGGTCTTCTGGGGGTGTATCGTCTTCAATTTCGATTTCGATATCTACTTCTTCTGCATCTACCTCGTCTGGAAACTTAAATTCTTTACTTTCATATTCAGCCATTTGGGGCTCCTTAATTTGCACGTTTGATGCCGCGTGGGTCTTGCACTACGGCCTCTACGGAATCATCGTTAATCATACGAAACTCACGGCCATGTATTAGCAAGCGTGTTCCGGCATTGGGTCTAACCAATACAAAATCACCTTGTTTACACCACGGGCCTGAGGGGAAACGCTCTTTATCAGCATAGCAGTCTGGACCTAATGAAACTACGAATAAAACTGTTGCTAGCTTTTCTTCGAAGTTAATAGTTGCATCCGCTTTGAGGATACCGCTTTCAAACTCCTTTTCCACTTCTGGAATAGCGCACATAATGCGATACCCTGAGGGGGTTGGGACTTGTCGGGCTTTTTCATCATCTGTTGCTTGAAACTTTACTGAACCTACTACTTCTGGGTTATTGGGGTTTGAGCCAATAAGTATTTCAGTCATCTGAGTGCTCCAATTGTTGTTTGAGGTCTTCTATTATTGAACATGCAGCTTCTAGACCTCGAATCTGTCCACATGTGTACTTATACTCATCAAAAGTAGTACAGGCGCCGCGAGATAATGCTGTTTGGAGCATTGCCATACGTTCCTGTATTTCTTTTAAAAAATATTCATTTTGATCCATTATTCTTTACCTTTTGGGGTTTGATTACGGGTTTGTGCTTCTGCTTGCGCTTCCTGGGCTTTACGTTGAGATTCAGCTTGTAGTTGTGCGTTATGCATTTGTGATGCTGTTTGGGTTAATGATTGTGTATGTTGTAGATTCGCCTGACGCTGCTGGGTAGCAATTTGGTCTTTAGATTTAGCCACATCTACAGCAATTTTTATACCCTCTGTTTGCTGTTTTGCTACTAAATTAGCCTTATCTCCCTGAACTTTTGCCCCGATTTGCATTCCAGCAATTCTTTCTTGCGAAGCAATACGCTGCTTTTCTATCTCGATTTGGTCAGCTTTAGCTGCAGCATCTGTTATTACTTTCTTCTGCTTAGTCTCTGCTTCTTGTTTCTTAATAGCAAGTTCTTGTTGTTGCATCTGTACGATCGGATCTTGCTGAGCTTGTTGGGCCTGTTGAGCCGCAATAGCTGTCTTATTCTGGTTAAGAATAATTTGTGATGCCTGAGCAGCCAACTGAGAGATACGTACTTCCATAGCTGGGGGCATACCCTGGTCTTCTGGCGCATCATCTGGATGGAACGGCAACTCAACGCCCATTTGGGCTTCCATCTGTTTGCGGTACTCGTAAGCAATATGCTCGTTAATATGAGCAGTCATAGCCGCCATAAGGGTTTGCGCTTGTGGGTTTTGACCAATTAACTGCGCAATTTTGGGGTCTTGCATAGCCGCTTTATGCACCATAATATGCGATGGATGGTCTTGGTATAAAAAGGCTTTAACTGGTTTACCCATGAGAATATTTTGGTTCTCAGTAATAGGATCTTCCGGTTTGTGGTCATCAGGTAACTGCACTAACTTAGCAGCGTTCTTAATCCCAAGTACCTCTAACATTTGACGATGTAAGTATGGGAGGTTATATAGTTGTGGTGCTTGTTGTGCTAACTGCATAACAGCTTGATACTGTACAACCTTTTGCGACATAGTAGCCGCATTAGGATCGCTTACTGGTATAACTTCTACTAAGTCATAATCTGACTTCTTAGCTTTGCGACTTCCCTCAGTGGGCTCATACTCATACTCTTCTGGGGTGTAATCACGAATAATGTCGCGCAGGAGACAGAGCTCCTTCTTTAACGAGTAATGGATGCGAGCTTGTACTGCGGACATAACTTTAAGGGTACGTTCTAGAATTGCTAGAGTTGTACCAACGGGGGCTTGAGCAGACATATCGCTAACTTGTAAATCAGCGGAACCTGCAAAACCACGACCTTCTTCAATAATTTTATCTAATAGACCTGCTAAAACTTGGCTTGGTTCTTTGTATGGGAGAGGCATGATGTTGTCACGCATGGTCCCACTTGGAACGTCGACATCTCTAAACTCACCGGGGGCGATGGGGGTATCGTCACCTTTGACACGCAAGCCACGGGTCTTAAAGCCACCTGGCAAGTTTGCAAGTGACCCTGCATCAACCAACTGGCGAAGTATGGAAGTACCACTTTTAGCAAAAGCGCCAATAAGATGGATGAGACCAAAACAATAAAAACCAAAGCCAGGGATATAGCCGTAGTGGACAAAGTGCGAGCGGGCTTTCTTAAGATCATCTTCAGGTCTCCAGTTTCTACGTATGGACAATACAGTCCCCGTAGATTTCTCGATTGTTACGATATAAGGAAGTGCAATACCTGTCGGTTCGCCATCTTCATCAACGTCCTCATAACCTTCTAAATCAAGGTTAGTCATAATTTCTAAAATCTTATAGCGGCTGTCGACAGAAGCTCTAAAGCCCATCTTCTCAGCAATCTTTTTCTCAACCTCATCGAAGGTATCTGCTGGAGTAGGTAAGTCTATGTCTAACCAAAAGCCCGCTACTTGTAACTTGCGAACCTCGTTCTCTGTCTTGCGCATGACATGCGTTACTCGCGGAGCTGACTCTAAGCTTGATGCACCATAAGGCACAACCAAGTCTTCCGCCGGGACAAACATACTTACTTGTCGGTTAAGTGATGGGTCAAAGTAAACTTTCTTAAACGCATTACCTGATAAACCCAAACCCCACAACATACGCTCTGTTTCTGGACGATACTCTTCCATCTCATCTGTTAAACGGAAGTTCATGTCATCTTGGACACGTGTGGCAGCTTCTTTTTTCTCTTGTGTTTCTTTACCAATAATTTGTGTCTTAACTGGCCCAGCTGCTGGGAATATCTCCATAATGGTTTCAGCTTGGAACTTAACTAAAGTCTCAGCTAACAGTGGGTGATATACGCCACAAGCACCTTCCCAAGGTTCGCTTCTTTCTTCGATATTCATGCCTAGTAACTGCAAGCCATCTACATAAGTTTGCATCCAGTCTTTACGAGAAGATACATCCTCATCATATTCGCCCATTAAATCACTAGCGAGCATTTGCAACTGACCTTCAGAAATATACTCAGCTAGGTTATCATCAAACCCATCTTCTTCCTCTTCGGCTTTTTCTATTCTTAAAATAGGTTCTCCGTTGGCATCAATCTCTACAGCCTCTGGGTCCTCAATCATAATTTCTAAATCTGGCTCCTCGCTGTTATCAATTCCAGCGATTCCCTGAGGGGCTGCGTATAAACCTTTTTCCATTGCCATAATTTTTTACCTAAACGTTGTAGTAACCCATATTTCTTTTTGACCTAAACTGTAGCGGCTCGTCTTCTTCATCAGAATCTAAGCGAAGGAAGCCCCCACGACGAAAACGTAATAAAGCCTGTGTCATCGAGTCAACTAAGTCGTCATGTTCGCCTGATGGAAAACTTGCTACTTCTTCGATTAACTCTTCTGCCCAATGCGTGGCTGGTACCCAAACTCTTCCCGAAGCGAACATATCTGCCACAGCATTAAGTCTGGCTATTTTATCATTCCCTTTGCTTGGAGTATATTCTTGAACTGGAATGCCCATCGCCCGTAACTCAAACACAAGCGGTGCCCCCGAAGCTTTAGCCTCAACAATCATCGCATCTGGCTCCCATTCTTTATAGTGCTCTAGAGCAACTTGCTTTAGTTCTGGGAACTCCATACGGCGTTTGAACGAGTTTAAAAGGATTATATTAGGCACCGTAACTACATGCATGCCCCGTTTCTCGTCGTTATAGAACACACCCCACGTAGTACAAGCGCTGTAATCTGATCGCTGGGTCTTTAAAAAAGCCGTGTCCCAGCTTTGAATAATAAATTCGCATTCGGGTGGTGTGTCCGTTTCCCATATCTTCCACCACTCTCGTTTGACAATAGCAGACACATCTGAGGTTGGATTTTGCATGTACTGCGCCATCCATTTACCGTTTGGCAGTTCTTGACGTAGGGCAAGGAGCTCTTCTAGTTTCCAGAACTCAGGCCAAAGTGGTTTTTCGTCCGGTAAGATAGCCGGGAACTCAATTACTTCCCATTGTTCGCCACTGCGTGCAGATGCTGCTTTAACTACTTGGCCAGTCAGATCTTTCTTAGACCAGCGTGTCATCACTATAATAATAGCGCCACCCGGTTGTAGACGTTGNCGNGGTCCAGATGTATACCATTCNTAGGTTTTNTCGTAAACCTCAGGATTTGATTCTGCTAGGGTTGCTTCTTGCTCAGAATGTGGGTCATCAATAATGAGGATGTCCGCGCCCTTACCCGTAACTGCCCCTCCCACACCGATAGCAAAATAGTCTCCACCTTGGTTAGTCGCCCACCGGCCAGCAGCCTTAGAATCAGACTGGAGCCCCACGCCCGGGAATATGGACTTATATACATCTGAATCAACCAAGTTACGCACTTTTCGACCAAACCCGACGGCAAGCTCAGCGGTGTGGGCTGTTTCGATAATCTTTTTCTTTGGAAACTTACCAAGAAACCAAGCGGGTAGTAGATAAGAAGCGAACTCAGATTTAGTGTGACGAGGCGGCATATTGATAATAAGCCGTTTAATTTCTCCATTTGCTACCCTTTCAAATGCTCGCGCCATTTCCTGGTGATGCGCACCGTCAATAAACCCAGGCCATACCTTATGAGCAAAATCCATAAAGTTATCCTGGCAATTTTCTACTTCTTTAGACTCAACTGTTTCTTCTAATTGCGCATATAGTGCTCTTAGTTGCCCCTCATTTAGCTTGCCTAAGTTCTGTTCTAGGGCTTTTAGCTCTGCGTTACTAAGTTTTTTCGGATTTGTCATCGTCTAAATCTTTAGTAAGGCGTTCTGATGTGGGGGTTACATCTATAGTGTTCATTTGCATAAGCAAACGTATCTTTTCCCTAATACCTTCTTGCAATTCAAGGCTATTTTTGTGCGTAATAGTGATTTCTTGATGTTCTGTGAATAAATCCGAAGCTTTTCCAAGCAATTCCACAGCTTTAATAGCTATTTTTTGGTCGTCTTCCTTACTCATCTCTAGTAAACGGTTGATTGCAATGTTCCGAAGTTGGATTTTATCGGCAATAACCTGCTTATCATAGTGAGATATGTACCCTGCTAGCTCATAAGCTACTCCAATAGCAGCTACAGCAGTGGATTCTTTCTTCTGAACTTCTTTGGAGGGGTCTACACCATCAACTTGCTCAAATAACTTAAGCGCTTCAGCACGTTCTTCATCTGTTGCCTCAATAGGGGCCCCAAGTTCTTTAAGTATAAGTGCAGTATTAGCTTTAACCCGTAGATTGTCTGAATGTGACTGAGCCACCGCGTCTCTAGCGTAGCTTTCAGGGTGTGGAACGTCTTTGGTCGGTTCTACATTTACCGGCATGTTTGGTTGCTGGTTAGTTTTAATAGCGTTATCTTAACAGGTTTTCATCGTAATGGTGTTTTCTATGGCAATTTGCACATAATACAATACACTTTTTAACTTCTTTGTACGCTTTAGTAAACATCTTGGAACTAACTAGAGCGCTAACTTCATATTCTTTTTCGCTTGGGTCTATGTGGTGAAAATCCATACAGGCTATGTGGTTCTCCTTACATCGTGCGCAATGCAGACCCCCCTTGAATAGATCCCACTTCTCCTTACCCCGCTTGGAATACTTAGTAGTAGCCTCTATTATCTTTTCTTTATTCTTCTCATAGTGCT